CTGAAATGATTAAAAACCCCGAATCACTCAATGCTCTTGCGAGCTTGGGTCAGAAACAAACTGGTCAGTCCTAAGTTTTAAAGCGTCTACGCTACCTTTTAAGAAAGCCATGGTTAGCTCTAACTCATCCAACTTCTCAGCAATATATGTCACAGTCCTCAGTATTTCATTGAGGGCTGTTCTTTCTAATTCGTTCATGCTCACTCCTTTCCTACTCAATTCCATAATCTTCAATCACCTGAAGAATGAAACTGTTCGCTCGTGGGCCTTTAGTCGTCCCACTTAGAATATTTGTTACTTCCTGTCGTTTAAAGCCATAAGCAACCGCTAGAGTTGTTTTTTTAATGCCTTTTTCTTTCAAGAAAGCATTAACTCTTTCACGACCGTTTGCGATATCTGG